TGATTGCATACTCATTAGAATATGCAGTTGTCCCATTTTGCATCACAAGAACTTTTTGTGCTTGAATGCCATTTGCATGTTGAATATGAAGAGTATATTCTGCAGTTTTAAAATCAGTTACTGAAATTGTAAAACTATCTATATCAACTGCAACTCCAGCAGTAGCATTAAATGTTCCAAGTGTAGTTTTTACGCCATATCTTTCAACTTGTAATGGTGTCGCAGGATTATCGGTTCCTATGCCTAGATTACCACTACTATCAATTCTTAATGCCTCTGAACCACCTTCACCAAACGCAATGGTATCAGCAGCAGGGAAGAAGATTCCGGTATTACTGTCGCCTGTTGGACTGATTGATGGTGCTGCTGTTGATCCGGCAGCAACAGTCGTAACACCAGTTACATTTAAATTAGTAAATGTAGAAGTTCCTGATGTATCAATACCAGCAACACCACTAGTAATCGATACTGTAGCAATACCAGAGGAGAAGGTAGCTGTTACACCAGCCCCAACAAAGTTGATTGTTCCTGCCGTTCCAATGGTTGTGCCTTCTTCTCTAATTACAATACCTGTTCCAGAAGCCACAATACCAGTAAGTGCAGAACCATCAAGAGCAGGAAGTGCTCCTGTAAGTTGTCCTGCAGGAATACCTGTAAGACCTGATGCAGATCCACTGAACGATGATGCGGTTACAACACCAGAAACATTCAGTTGTTTAGCAAATAGAGTCGTCCCAGTAACTGTCGCAATACCAGCAAAAGTAGAAACACCAGTAACGAAAAGTTGAGATGTTGATGTCCCACTACCAACAACAGTGAGAGTGTTCGTTGGAAGTGTAGTTCCTATACCAACATTACCACTACTATTAATACTTACCCAAGTTACACCACCTCCACCTAGTCCACCTTGTCCAAATAGAATTTGAGAAGTTGGATTTCCTGCACCAACACCACAATCTACATCAAATCTTATGTCTCCGTTTGATGTGAAAATATTAGCCATTCCATTAAGGGGCGGCACCGGACCAGTTCCACCACTGTAATAAATTCCCAGATGGTCTATCCCACTTCCATCAGGCGCTTGGCCAATTGAAAATGATGCAAAAGAGTTGTCAACAATAGCAAGATTTGCTCCTATGGGATTATTGGTTCCTATGCCGACAGATGCAGATCCAGGCGGTGATGAGCCAGCCCTTGTAGTAACTATAAAGGTAGAAGTTCCAGCACCAACTTGTAAAGATCCCACTGGATTTGTGGTTCCTATACCGACTTTAGAAAGTGTATGAATACCAGCAGCAGTGGTTACAAACTGAGTCGCTCCACTAGACGCTGTTACGGTTACGATACCAGCAGATACAGCAGATACTGTTAAGTTATCTCCAAAGTCTATGGTTCCTGCAGTTCCAACTACCGTTCCACTATCTCTAACTATAACACCCGAACCAGATCCAATAATATTAATAAGCGCAGATCCGTCAATTGCTGGTAGAGCTCCTGTAAGTTGTCCTGCAGGAATATTTGTGAGGCCTGATGCAGATCCAGAAAAAGATGATGCGGTAACAACACCAGAAGCATTCAGTTGTTTAACAAATAATGTGGGGCCCGTGACTGTTGTAATACCAGCAAAAGTAGAAACACCAGTTACATTTAAATTAGTAAATGTAGAAGTTCCTGACGTATCAATACCAGCAATGCTACCACCACCACCTCCTCCACCAGAGGCACTAATCGTAAGTCCTCCTGCGGTGACACTACTAAATGTAATATTTGTTCCTGCGGTTAAAAGAATATCGTCTATTGTTGAGTCTGATCCGGTTAATCTAAGATTAACATTACTACCATCAGCAACCGCTGCCTGTGTATATGTTGTGTTTGTATCAGTTCCAGTTACGGTTACAATACCAGCAGAAATTGCTGATACTGATAGATTAGATCCAAAATTAATTGTTCCTGCCGTTCCAACTAGTGCTCCATCATCTTTGACTATAACACCAGAACCAGAACCAACAACACCAGAAAGTCCAGAACCGTCACCAACAAAAGAAGTTGCAGTTACGATACCACCAACCGTTATTCCCTGCTCTAGTCCCTGTATTTTAAAATTAGAGGTTGCTGAAATACCAGAACTAGTAACTTTGGATAAACTATCTAGCGCCATTGATATGATTTACTTTTTGAGTATTTATGATGGCAATGATGCTGCTGCCTCTTCGTTTCTTTGTGCCGCTGTCTTGACTAGATCTTCTTCATAAGCCGCTAGAACCATATCAGGTTTATTGGTTGCGTTGATAGGTTGATTATTATCTAACTTATGCTTTACATATAAGTCACAGATTTCATCAATCGCAATACGAGCACGGTTTGTAGCAGCATTCGTGATCCACTCATCTACGTCAGCGGCAATATATTCCATTGCCTTTTGCTCTGCTTCGGTTAAGGTAATTGTATAGTCCATATTAAGTCTTTTTGAATATTTATCCTAGTAAATGACCAGCAAACCAACAATAATTCACATTACCATGAACCTGAACACCACCATATTGATTTCTAATCGTAACAAAATCACCTTGACTTAAACTTAAAATACAATTTACGTGGTCTGTATAGTATCCATCAGTTCCACCTGTAACACCACTTACAAAATGAGCTCGTCTAAATGTATAAGCAGCATTATTTCCATTTACGAAAATATATGCAGCATCCCGCATATCTAAGTTGTTGGTAAGACCGCCGCCCCAAATAATAGATGCAGTGATAAAGTATCTTCCAGCAACAGGAGCAGTAAATCTTCCATTTGAAGTACTGTAGTGACCACCAACATTGTGGTGGTATGTAGTTCCTGTTGTATTAAATATAATATCAGTATTTGCTCCTGGAGTATAATTACTATTTCTTCCTGCTCTAAAAGAAGGTTGATAAGGAGTCGTCACCCTACCAGAACTATCAACTTTAAATCGTTCTGTTCCGGATCCAAGCTGTCCAGTATATAATGTAAAATTAGTTTGATAGTGTGGCGATATATTTCCAGCAGTCGATACAATATCCCAGCCACCACCGTGAGGAGACAATAAAAATCTTCCAGTTGTACTTACTCCGGAATGATTTCCATTAATATCAATCAGTTTAGTTGGATTATTGGTTCCTATGCCGATAGAACCAATTCCAGTTACAATGAATGTAGAAGTTCCAGCACCAACTTGTAGAGACCCTAATGGATTATCGGTTCCTATGCCGACATTACCACTACTATCAATTCTTAATGCCTCTGAACCACCTTCACCAAACGCAATGGTATCAGCAGCGGGGAAAAAAATTCCGGTATTACTGTCGCCTGTTGGACTGATTGATGGTGCTGCGGTAGATCCGGCGGCAACTACAATACCACTGGAGAATGTAGAGACTCCAGAAGAATTAACATTACCTGTTACGTTACCATTAAAAGTTGTATAAGTTGCTGTGGTTCCAGAAATCGTAGTAACTGTAGAAACTCCAGAGGAATTAACATTACCTGTTACATTACCAGTTACATTACCTGTTACATTAGCAACAATACCACTGGAGAATGTAGAAATACCTGATATCGTCGAATTATAAGTAATCGTTCCGCCAGCAGTTCCAATGGATACATTGGTTCCTAATGACGGTGTAATACTATTAACACGAAGGTTTGACATTTATATTGAAACTTTTTGAGTATTTATGGTTTTTCTGGCCAGGGAACACCCCAAACACTTACAGAATATAAGTCTTTACCAACTAACCATTGTTCAGTAATTGTTGGAATATCACGAAGTTGTTGACGATAAGTATTCATTACAGTCTTATAATCTTCAGAAACGTTTACATCAGGCATATAGATGTAGTCAGTTTCTGCAATTCGTTTGTTTCTTTCTTGACGAACTTCATTGATAAAATTTTGTTTGAATTCTTCTAAAAGTTCTTCTTCTGTTTTTGGGTTATTCATAATTATTCGTTATTGAGTGCATTTGCAAATTTATGTATTGCAACTTGAATATTCCTTCCACCACTACCATCTAAAGTAAGAGCAAAATTAGATTGCCATTGTAAATATATTCTACTATCTCCACCTGGTGTTAATAAAGTTCTAAATTGTATAACCTCTGCATTTGGTGCGTGTCCTGCACTATGTAGTGTTATACCTGCTGCAGCGCCAGAGTTAGTGGATCTGTTAGGCATCACAAACCAACCAATATAAGACATTGAATATGATTGTCCAGATGTTATGTAAGTATCAACCCAAGCATCTAACAAATAAATTCCAGTATCAGTTGTTCTATCAATACCAGTATTATACCAGGTGTTTGCGGCAAAACTTCCTGTTATAGTTACATATTTTTTATATCCAATATTCA